CGCAGACATCCCCGCAAAAGTGTTCCCACAGATCGTGAGACCAGCTCTCGCAGATCGGCGTGGCAATTGCCTCTGGATCGGCACCCCCAAGGGTGATGACGCGTTTAAGGCGATATACGATAAGGCGGTCAAAGAGGTCGCTGCTAAAAACCCCGACTGGCACTATTGCTACCTGCCAGCCGACAAAACGAACAGTTTGAGCAAAGCGGAGCTGAAAGAGCTGCGTGACCAAATGTCGGACAATGAGTACCGCCAGGAGCTGCTATGCGACTGGGGTGCCCACATTACCGGCGCATACTACGGCGAGCAGCTCAGCAAGGCAGAAGCCGAGGGAAGAATAGGCAACATACCGCACGACGAGACCATGCTGGTAAATACGAGCTGGGATCTCGGCGTCAGAGACAAAACGACGATCTTATTTTGGCAAGAATCAGCAGGCGCGAGCATCCGGCTTATCGACTGCTACCAAGCCTCCGGCGAGGGTCTCGCACACTATGTGCAAGTGCTGCAGCAGCGCGCATTCGATAAAGGGTACAGCTATGGTGACCACCTGTTCCCCCACGACACCGACACCCGTGTCCTGGCAGCAACCGCCCAACGCCGCAGCGACATATTGCGCCAGCTCGGCATCATGCCGACCATTGTGCCAATGCGAAAGGTGGCCGAGGGCATCGAGGCGGTGCGAGCGATACTGCCCAGGACATGGATTGATGAGGAAAACTGCAAAGAGGCGCTCAGCGCCCTCAAACAGTACCGCGTAAAGGAGAGCAGCGGCCTGCCGCTGCACGACGTGAACAGCCATTTCGCCGACGCCATGCGCTACTTAGCGATAGGCTACCGCGAGGGCATGAGCAGTTTCGGCAGCTATCGGAAGCCCTGGGATCAACCGCTGGAATATGAGAATCCAGCCCAATTTGTTTGAGGATATAAGGAGCTGGTCCCGCGAAATCGCGGAGCAATACAGCCCCCATCACGGCATGGCCGCGTGCCCGTATGCGGCCCAGGCGTGGAAAGACAATCAGGTGCAGGTATCGAGCGCTGACCGGCTGATAACCGCGATCAGAGCTGCGAAAACAGAGATCACAATCTGGCCGTCGTTTAAGGTTGGAACATATGAGCATCAGGCACGCCGTATACGCCGTTTAAACGCCCGTCTGGCGCATAGAGATCTGCATCTGATCCTGTTCCACCCCGACGCGCCGGTCGCGCCTGACGACACGTTTGCGGCCGAGAACAATTGGCAATCGAGTATTGAGGATGAGTATTTGCTCATCTTCATCCAGCGCCTGGGCGGTCTAAACCGCGCCAGCGAGCAGTTAGAGAGGGCGGGGTATTACGACAATGCGTCGCCGGAATTTAAAGCAGCAGTGCAAGACAGAAGGAACCTAGAGCATGGCTATGGGACGTCGCCCAATGGGCAAAAAGAAGCCGGTTAAGCGTAAGCCAAGCAAAGGCGGCAAAAAGAAGAAATGACCGTCAAGCGCGGCTCGGAATCTTTTAGCGGCTACAACAAACCGAAACGCACCCCTGGTCACAAAACCAAGTCGCACGCCGTCCTGGCTAAGTCAGGCGATCAGGTAAAGCTGATTAGGTTCGGCCAGCAAGGCGTATCGGGAGCTGGCAAAAATCCGCAAACGTCAAAACAAAAGGCGCGGCGCAAGTCTTTTAAAGCAAGGCACGCCAGCAACATAGCCAAGGGCAAAATGTCGGCGGCTTATTGGGCAAACAAGGTGAAATGGTAATGGCACGCACCAAAAAGCAGAAAATCGCGCGGCTCAAAGCCCAAAAACCAGGCCTATACCGCAACATTAATCTGAAGAAACTCGGAGCTGGTAAGACGAAAACTAAGCGCAAAGCTGGGTCTAAAGGCGCACCGACCGCCGCTGCATTCAGAGCTGCAAAGAAAACCGCAAAGAAGTCGTAATGGCGGGCCTGCTATCTGACCGTTTTGACCCAAACGTGCGGCGTTTGGGGCTGTTCCCGTACCCACAAGGGGCTTTAACAGGGCAGAAAGGTCCGGTTGATTGGAGTAACTGGGTTGCGCCGCAGTTTTTTGTAGACGCGATTAAGTCTATGGAGCTGCCAGGACGCGCGCTGCGCGGCGAAAACATATCGGCCGACGACGTCACAAAAATGGCAATGGACACGATGGGCGGCGGTGGTCTGTTAAGCCGCGCAATTCCAACCGGCGACGTTGGCGGATTGTTAGGCATCAACGTCTTCCACGGCGGTCCAATCAGACCAGCAAAAGAAAACCTCGCTACTGTTGTTGATGCTAACACGGTTGGCGGTCGCGTCGCCGGAGACGAGACGGTTTCGATAGATTTGCTTGCTGGGGGAGCGTCTCGTTCAGCAAGGGCGCAAAAAGATATTGATAATATTGCCGACAGTATGTCTGGGCCAGATGGCTTTATTGAGCGGCTTATTGTTGATCAAGACAACAATATTATTGAGGGCGCACATAGGCTTGAGGCGTTGCGAAAACTCGGCGTTAAAGAGGTGCCGGTCACGCGGATTATAGACCCGCAAGCGTCATTTACGGGTGATGATATCGCGGCCATGAAAAATGCAATGAGCAAAGTCAGTCCGATTCACTCGGACCACAAAAATCAAATTATTACCCAACTTGGCGAGATGCTTGGGGACCCTGATGTTGCTGGTGATCTCAGTAAGGTTTCTAAAGTTTTTGATTTGCCAAAAGGATTTGAAAAGCATTTTGAAGCTGCACTTAAAATTTTGGACCGCAATTAATGCCCAACATCTATGACCGATACTTACCGACCGGCCTGCTCGATATGGCACGCGATGCCTATCAAAAGCCGAGCAAGTTAGCGCGCGGTCTACTTGGTCCGAAACAAGCAGAAAATGGTGTGTTTCCACGGCCGCTGCGTGCAGGGGAAAGTAGGCCCAACCCAGATGGATCATACTCAACCGAAATTACAATGACAGAACGGGATGGAGATATGTTTTTTAATTTTCCATCTCTTTACATGACGCAAGAGGGCATTAAGCAATTTGAAGATCCGCGTGAGGCAAAGGACGCTGCGTTAGAATATGAAAAACGAAGTGGTAAAAAATTTCCGCGCTACAGTAGTTTGAAAGCAGCTTTAAAAGCCGCTAAAGCCAGAACGAATCAAGGCGGTGTTCAACGAGGAGCTTTAGAGCGGTAATGCCTGGACTCCTCGACCGCCTCAAACCCAACAGAGCGCAAGTCAACGACGCCATTAATCCGCTTATGGCAAACACGTTGATGCTGTTAGCCGCACCCCGTGCGAGTCGTAAAGGTCTACTGGCTGCAAAAAAGCGGATAGAGGAAGTCGGCAAAGCGATGAGAACGCCGTATGCGGCTGGGATGCAAAACCCTGCTGCCTACCGGCCGCTGACCGAGGCTATGTTCGATCTAACTGGCGGTCCCGTTGCGCGAGGGTTGTTAAGTGCAAAGGCAGCAAGTCCGACAACGCTCAGCGCGCTAGGCGCAAAGGATAAGGATAAGCCATCACCGCGCAAAGTAGGCGAGGGCAAATCATTTTTGGATGATGTTGAGCGTGAAGGGTTTGAAGGGGCAGTCGCAAAAAGAAAGAAATTTTTTAAAGACACTGACAAAGAAAAAGCCGATTTACTTGCAAAGGCGCAAGATCCGGCATCACGCGTATCAGGTATTAAGCCATCATACGGCGGGGTTTTTGGTGGTTCTAAAACAATACCATTGGACACTATTGACTCGTACAATAGAGGTTTACTTGTTTCGCCGCATCCAAAAGCGGATTACACACCGCGCAAAGCCTTAAAGGTTGAAGATCTAGAGGATGCAACATTTACGGCGTTGCCAGGAGATCAATCTCGCGTTGGGGTAATTGAACGCGTAGTTGGAAAAGATATTGAGGCTACTGATGTTTTGGGCGGCGGTGAAAATGCTGCACTTGGATCGGGGCAAGGATGGCAATCAGCAAAAGTCAAAATGGAACCGCTTGAAGCCGTTGTAAAATCAAAACCAGAAGAAAGCGTATTAGGTGCTTTTCTCTCGATGGGTGGTGCTGCTGGTGATTTTCAGCCCGTTACAACGCAGGTTCTGGCAAAAATGGCTGAGCCAGGGGCATTGTCTAAAAGGGACGGCAAACTAATTGATCGTGCCATAGCAAGTATTAAAAACGCAAAAGGTGAAGAGGTCTACGGCGACAACCCAGGTATTAAATCAGAAGACTTTATGCCGTGGCTCTTAAACATGAGCAATACAAGGCGAGCTGGGTTTTTAAAAGCGTTGTCAAAGACTGCAGATTCTATGCGCGAATACATTCCGCAGGGGATGGCACCTTATGAGATGATACCTGGGTTTGATATACCCGCAGCGCGTCATGCGATTACTGAGCCATCCTTGATAAACAAAACGATGCACCCGACTGATCCATCGTTGGGCTTGTTAAATTACTTTAATCCTAATGCGTCACTAAAAGCATCGTCACAGATAGACGTACCGCATTCTGCGTTTGACCAAGCATTGGCAGGTGGACGTCTCGGCACACTGGATAAACAATATGAATTTCCGATGAGCTTGTTGTTTGATGATTACATAAAACAACGTCGCGAAGTAGGAGCTGTTGGAAGTGATTTTTCTCCTCTCGCGCAAAACATGATAAATCGCGACGTTGATGAACCGCAATCGGTAATGACGCCAGAAAAGATTGAGCGTTTTAATCGTTACATGAATATATGGAACAAACGCTAATCCATTACGTTTAGTTTGTTAGCGATCTCCCACAGAAAATCATTAAATTCTGTGTGACTTTTTTGATCTGGAAAATTCATTCCAGCTTTGGCTGCAATGACTAATTCAGAAAACCAAGCCTCGCGTTCTTCCTGCGACATCTGTTCAAATTCGGACATAAATACTCTCCTCTCAAGCAGAGGATTGTAGCAAAAAATTGACCCAAAAACAATGTGAGAGAACCCCATGAGCCTACGAATGGAAGCGGCAATACAAGACCTGACCCGACGCATCGAGGCGCTCGAAGCCGCAGCACGACCGGCCAAGATCGTAAAGCCAAAGCATTTGGGGTTCGGCAAGTGGGGCCTGCAGGACAACAGCGGCCAGCTCATAGACAGTGGCCCATACAGCAAGGAAGCTGCGCAGAAGGCAGCGCAAGTCGAGGCATAAATGGCAAGACGCAAGAAGGTCACAACGCAGGCACTCAAAGCCATCATCAGCGACGGCCTGCGCAATAGCGCTGGCTACTATGGCGGCGAGCTGCAGCGGCGCAGAGAGAAGGCGCTTGAGTATTATCTCGGCTACCCGATGGGCAACGAGATCA